TAAATCACCTGATGAAATTTTTAAGGATAAAAAGAAAAAGAAAAAATTTATTACTCTAATGATGAAATGTGGAGTAATGGATAAAGAATATAAAGAAACTAAAGAAGTATTAGGTGTAAACATTAAAATAGACTTGTAATGTATAAATTATTTACAGACAAAACAGAACTTTTTGAGTGCAATATTAAATTAGAAGGAGCATCACTTAAAAATAGCCAGGCTCGTCTAATTATTGAATCAGAAGATTTAAATCTTTTATTTAAAGGACAAATCACACCAGAAGGTAAATGTATTATACCAATTAAAAAATTAAAAGGTTTACTAGAAGGTAATACAAAAGGTGAAATAAAACTTGAGGTTATAGCAGAAGATACGTATTTTACACCTTGGAAATCTGAATTTGTAGTTGAAGCATCTAGAAAATTAACTGTAGAAGTTAAATCACAAGACGTTGCAATCATAGCTGAAAGTGCTCCTAAAGTTCAAGTTAGTGGAATTAAAGAAACAGAAAGTTTGGTTGATCCAATAACAGAACATATATTAAAATTAGTTAAATTGTTAATTAAAGAAGATGTCAATGTAAACAATTTATCTATTAAGAAAGATAAAGTAAACAATATTATAGCAACTTATACAAAAGAAAATCCAATTCAAGAAATACAGTTACCAAAAGTTATTGATGGAATTCTTAGTACATTGCCTAAAAAATAAAAATAAGTTATGGCAGGACCATATGATTTTACTGGTCAAAATATTGAAGATTCATATCAACGAGTTATTCAAACTCCTGATGGTGTTACATTCTATGATGGCACAGGTTCATTAGTTAATATAGGTGGAGGAACAGGAACACCTGGACTACCTAATACATCAATCCAATTTAATGGAAATGGATTTTTTAGTGGATCAACTAATTTTACTTTTAATAGTGCCTCTAATAGCATGACATTAACTGGTAGTATGTTTACTACTGGTTCAAATACATTAGTAGGTAATACAATATTATCAGGAACACTTCAAATACAAGGACAATACCCACCATCAGTAGGTTCAGAATCTGTTTCTATTGTTGGTAATATGGATTTAAATGGATATTTGAGATTTGACCCAGTAACATCAAATATTAATCCAACAATTTCAGCATCTTATATTTATGTATCTGGTTCAACAAATGACTTATATTTTTCACAAAATGGTTCAGGATACACTAATGTAACTCGTTTACGTTGGATAGAAGGTAATTTATATACTGGTTTATTACATGGTGGAATATTAACTCAAGTAAATTCAAACACATATCAAGTAACAAGTGGTAGTGGTATAATTGTTAATCTAAATGCATCAATACCAAATGATCCTTATCCTACAATACAATTTTTAGAATGGGGTAATTTAACTAAAACTATTGATGCATTAAGTGCTTCTTTTGATCAACAATTTATAGCTATAAGTTCAAGTAATCAAATACATACTCAAGGTACTCCATATTTTAATGGAGAAGTAGACACATATATACCAATAGGTATTGTTTTACATCAAAATCGTACATCAATAAATGGTGTAAAAACTCAACCTTCATTAGCATATGGTTGGAAACAGAGATCAAATGTATTTATATCTGCTTTTGGCCCTCTAAAAATATCAGGTCATGCTATATCAACAAGCTCATCTCTTGGATTAACAGTTGGAAGTGGTACTTCATTTGCTGATGGAGCTAACTATCCAGTAGATCCAGAAAATCCATCTTATGTAACTGATTCAGGAACAAATGTTTCTAAAATATTTAGATACAGACAATCAGGATCTAGTTTTGTATATGATACAAATGGTGGAGTTGGATATACTACAATAGATCCAACACAATATTCACTTAATGGTACTTTAACAGGTGTAGCTAATAATAGCTGGTCAACTCAAAGAGTATTTTGGTACCCAAACTCAGTATCTAAAGCTATAGTAGTTTATTATGGTAACGCAGTTTATTCAAATGAATCAGAGGCTATTGCTAATATAAACATTGAGACTTTCTCTGAAGCCCCAAATACAGCAGCAAATGCTATTTATTTAGGAGCTATAGTAATTAAAGGAGATGGTACATTTGCAGTAGATGCTGATTTTACTATTATACCTGGAGGATTATTTAGGGGTGCAGGTGGAGGTGGAGGTGGTGGTGGAGGTACAACCTCTCCTGGTGGTTCAAATACTCAAATCCAATACAACAATAATGGAGTTTTTGGAGGAGTACCTAATTTAACTTGGGACGGAACAACTTTATCAGCAACTGGATCTTTTACAGGTTCATTTACAGGCTCATTATTTGGAACAGCATCATATGCCACTACAGCCTCATATGCTTTAAATGGTGGAGTAACTCAATTGTTAGCAGGACCAAATATAACTTTATCTCCTACAAATGGATTAGGTCAAGTTGAAATTAGTTCAACAGGTGGTGGAGGTGTATATGGAAACACAGCTACAGGTTCATATGGTAGTTTTTATGATACAACTACCCAAACAAATCCTGTTATAAATGTCATTCACTCAATGTCTCTTAATACAACAGACATTAGTAATGGAGTATTTATTTCTGGTTCAACTAGTCCATATAACACATATATTAAAACACAAAATGCAGGTGTTTATGATATACAATTTTCTGCTCAATTAGAAAAAACAAGTCCTGGGGGTACAAATATTACATACATTTGGTTAAGAAAAAATGGAGTTGATTTAGCAGAAACAAATACAGCATTTGAATTATCACAAAATGGTAAAGGAGTAGCAGCATGGAACTGGTTTGTAAACGCAGCAGCAAATGACTACTATCAAATTATGTGGTCATCAAATGCTAATGATACACAATTAACAGCTGAAACTCCAACTGTTGGTCCAACTGTTCCATCATTAATTGTAACAGCAAATAGAGTAGATCAATTTTTAAGCAATACAGGATCATTTACAGGATCATTTACTGGAGAATTTTATGGCACAGCAAGTTATGCTTCACAGTCATTAAGTAGTAGTTATACTTCAACATCATCATTAGCTACAACAGCAATAAATGCGAGAACACCGTCTACAACAGTATTATCATCTTTAGGTAGTGCAATTAAAGCAGAGCCTTTATGGGGTGGATGGCAAAATTATCCAGGTTCATCATATGCTTTAGTTAATCAAAGATGTATTTTACAACCAGTTTATTTATATACACCAACAACACTTACTGGTGTTAAATGGGTACAAATAACTCAAGGTGCTTATACCTCTAGTAATTATAATGGAATTGGATTATACACATATGACGGAGTTGGAAATTTAACTTGTGTGGCTTCAAGTTCTAATAATGGAAATCTTTGGAGTACATTTGCAAATAATACTATGGGTAGTGCTTCATTTTCTTTTGGAGCAAATTATAACGCATCTGCTGGATTATATTATATAGCAGCTGTGTGGAATCAAACAGGAGCAATTACAACAAATCCTGCTATAGGACAAGGATTAAGTACAACAATAACAACATTCACGTTTGATTTTACAAATAGTGCTAAAGGTACTAGTAGAACAACAAATGCTGTAACAACAGCATTACCTACAAGTGTAGCAATGAGTAATATAACCGCATTACAAAACGTATTTTATTTAACATTATATTAAAAAATTTATGGAATCATATATTTTAATCGAACCAATTCAATTTGGTGAATTACAAGAAAAAAAAGCAAATGCAATTACATGGAATGTTAATTCATTGTATAGAGGAGCTGATTCTGCATTAGCACAATGTGCACTTATTTGGGAAGATGGTAATGGAAATACTTGGCATACTGATATGTTTACTGTAGAGATTGATAACACAACTTTACAAAACTGGGGATCAGATGATACAGTGATAGATGATGCTGTGTTAGCTTATTCACCTTTATTCATAAGGAGAAATCCTTAATATTTATAACAAATACTTATATTATGTCAGCTGGAAAATATTCATTTGTTATAGAGCAAGGCGCTACTGTAAATTTTGAAATTCAATATAGAGATTCAAACAACAGCCCTGTAGATTTAACTGGGTATAGTGGTCGAATGCAAATTGCATCTAACTATACATCAGATCCTACTCGTACTGTATATCTTACTTTATCTAGTTCTTTAAACTCAGACGGTACAGGATTAAATTTTAGTGGTTCAAATGGAACAACTCCTCCTACATCAGGTTCAATAGGAATTTATATATCTGCTTGTACAAGTTCAGCTTTAACTTTTAATACAGCTTATTACGATTTAGAAGTATATTACCCAGTAGCAGGAAATCCTGTTTGTCCTATTACTACTCGTTTATTAGAAGGTCAAGTTCGTTTAAGTCAACAAGTAACTATATAATGGCTACTGTAAATATAAATAATACAGATAATCAGGTAACAGCAGTTAATGCTAATCAAAGTATTATCGTAACTGATAATGGAAGTACATCACAAACTTCTATTAATGTTACTCAACCTGTTACTTCTGTAGTATTAGTAAATACTTTAGGCCCAGTAGGTCCTCAAGGTCCACAAGGTCCATCAGGATCTGGTGGAACTATTAATACATCTTCTTTTGTAACAACTAGTTCATTTAATGCTTTTACTGGCTCATACAATACAGGATCATTTACTGGATCATTTACAGGAAGTTTATTTGGTACAAGTAGTTGGGCACAAAGTGCATCACAAGCTTTAACAGCATCATATGTAAATCCACTTGTTCAAAATGTACAAATAACTGGTGCTATTGATGTATCAAATGGGCATGTTAATATAAGAGATAATGCCTATTTTTTCCAAGGTACTGCTACAAATGATGATAATGTATCCTTAATAGGAGTAAACACTAATGATATAATAGTAATAGGAAATCAAGGTTTTGATAATAGAATTGAAGGTGACACAGATATATGGGGTGGATTAACAGTATCTGGATCATTATTAGTATCGTCATCTTTATCAACAATATCAGGTAGTTTAAATGTAACATCTGGTATAACAGGCAGTTTATTTGGAACAGCATCACGGGCTATAACAGCCTCATATGCTTTAAATGGTGGAACTATTAATACATCTTCTTTTGCCACAACAGGTTCAAATACTTTTATAGGAAATCAAACCATAACTGGATCAGTATATATAACTGGATCACTAAATGCTGATGCTCAAGTATATGAAGTTTCATTTTTACAAAAAGATAGTCCACCTTATCCTTCTGGAGATAATCTTATTGAGTTAGATCAAGATCTTATAGCTAATCCTAATTATACTAGAAATACAAATACAATAACAGTAAATAGTTCTGGGACATATAGAATATATGCTCAATGTCGTTTCGAAGTATCATCAGGTGTTCAAGATGACGCAGAAATGGCTGTGTTTATAAATAATAATCCATATAGAGCATATTATATAAAAAATATTAAATCTAGTGAAATATCTACATATAATTTTTCTTGTATAGCTAGTTTAAATACAAATGATACTATTGAATTTCATATTAATTCAAATACACAACCTTTTAATTTATATGAATTTTCAAAAATATATACTAGTGTGGTAGAATCATATATGACAATTGAGAAGCTAAATTAATGTTATATTTATAACAAATACATAACATATGAATATTCCTATATATCCTGGCTCTTCTTCATTTTATCCTGGTCAAACACCATTTGGATTTTATGATAACGATTATCAATTTCAAACTGATGCTGATAAAGTAGTTACTTTTTGTGCTAGAAGATTAGGATATCCTATTATGGATGTTGAATTGCAAGATTTAAACTTCTATGCTGCGTTTGAAGAAGCAATTACTACATATGGAAATGAATTATATGCTTTTCAAACTAGAGATAATTTATTAAATGCAATTGGAGTACCAACTGCTTCTAATATGAATCATGCTATTATAACTCCTTCATTCGCTAATATTGTTAAATTAACTCAACAATATGGTGAAGAAGCAGGAGTTGGTGGTAATGTAACTTGGTACAGTGGATCATTTAATACAACAGCAAGTATTCAAGATTATGATTTTGATACATTTGCTTTAGAAAATAATATAACAGGTGGAATTGAAATTAAAAGAGTATTTTGGCAACCACCAGTTCCAGCAGTTAACCAAGTATATAACTTAAACTTATTTTCAGGACTAGGAGGTGTACCAGCAGTTGGTACATATGGATTATTTGGTTCAACAGGTTTCTTAATGTATCCTACAAGTTTATTAATTCAAACTACTCAAGCAGTTGAAATGCAAAACCAAGTAGCATTAGCTGATTATTCATTTGAATTAATAAATAATAAATTAAGAATATTTCCTATTCCTCCATATGATGACGGTAAAATTTGGTTTCAATATATTATTCTTGAAGAAAGAGCAAATAACGGAATCAACAATACATCTGCACAAGGACAAGTAACAAATCCTTCAAATATAAACTACACTAATCCAACATACACCCAAATTAATTCTATTGGTCGTCAATGGATATTTGAATACACTTTAGCATTATGTAAAGAAATATTAGGATATGTAAGAGGAAAATATCAAGCAACAATCCCTATTCCTAACAGAGAAATATCTCTAAATTCAGGAGATCTAATTGCTGCGGCTACAGCAGAAAAAACAGCTTTAATTGAAAGATTAAGAGCATACTTTGATGAAACTTCTCGCCAAGCTTTATTAGCAAGAAAGCAAGCAGAGAGTGATTCAACAATGAATGAATTAGGTAAATCACCAATGCAAATTTATATAGGATAATGGCTATATTTGGATCTTCAAGAGACGTATCATTTGTAAGAAGACTTAATAGAGAGTTAATGGGAAACATTATTTCTCAAGAATGTGCTTTTTATAAATACAAAATAGCTGAAACTAAAATTAACATGTATGGTGAAGCCTCTACAGGAAGATTATTTGATGGACCTATTATATTTAATGCTTTAATTACTGTAAGTGATAATGTAAGTCCTACAAGTGATTTAGGAGTAGATTTTGATTGGCCTGCAACTTTTGCATTTTTAAGAGATGATTTAGTAGACGCTAATGTACATCCTGAAGTTGGTGATGTAATTTTATTCCAAGAAAGTTATTGGGAAGTAGATAATACAAACATAGTACAATTCTTTGCAGGTAAAGATCCTGATTTTCCATATGCTGGGAATCCATTAAACCCTAATTTACAAGATTGGGGATATAATGTATCTGTAACTTGTGAATGTCATTATGTTCCAAGTGACAGATTAAACATTATTAAAACTAGATTATAATGGCTACTAAAGGAAGAAAACCAATACCTAAAACACAAAAAGAGATTTTAATATCTCAACAGGAACCTTATAATCAAGAAGGTCCTGGATTCTCACCTACAGGTAATCCTAATTTAGCAAATGAACTAGGTAGATCAGGTCAAATATCATTTAAAGGAGATACTACAAAACCATTTTCAATCGGTATTCAAGACATTGATGAAGCAGTATTTTATTATTTTCAAAATGTTATTAAACCTTATGTAATACAAAATGGACAACGTCTAGAAGTTCCTATTATATATGGTTCACCTGAAAAATGGGCTTCATTTCAAAAATATGGATATTTTAGAGATGCTCAAGGTAGAATTATGATGCCTATTATAATGTTTAAAAAAGAAAACATTGAGAAGGTAAGAACAGTATCTAATAAATTAGACGCAAATAATCCTCATAATATATCTATTCAAAGGAAAAAATATTCTCCTCAAAATACTTATAGTAATTTTGATGTATTAAATAATGTAGTTCCTGAACAAACAGCATATGCTGTTGTAGTCCCTGATTATGTAACAGTAACATATGCGTGTGCTGTTAATACTTACTATATGGATCAATTAAATAAAATTATTGAAGCAATTGAATATGCTTCTGATTCATATTGGGGTGATCCAAAACGCTTTCAATTTAGAGCGATGATTGATTCATTTACTTTAAAAACTGAGTTAGCAGATAAAGCAGAAAGGACAGTAAGTAGTACATTTAATATTAAACTTCATGGACATATTATTCCAGATATTCCTCAAAAGGATTTAAAATCCTTAAAGAAAATACCAGGAATAAACAAAATCACAGTTGGAGAAACAGTACCAGGTTCAAATACTACCTCTCCAGTACCTCCTCCACCTTGGGCTGTAGAAACAGGATATTGGGAAGATGATGGAGCATGGAATGATGTAAGTCCTTGGGATGATTAATAAAAATTTATATATTTATAATAGATAAAAATTACAATAAATGGCAATAAGATTAGTCAGAAATAAAGATACAGGTTTAGTTGTTAGATCTATTATAAATGATTTAGTACAATACGCTAATAACAATCCAGGAGTTCAAACATCTGGATCATCTTTTATAACAGGATCATTAACTGTATCTCAAAAAATGACTGCTGGGATTTTTATGAATCCTCAATTGCTTAATTTTAATGTAACTATACCTACTGGATATAATGGACTTTTAGCAGGTCCTGTTTCTAGTAATTCTAATATTATTATCGAACCATCAGCCAACTTAACAATAATATAAAATAAATGAGCACTTTAAAAGTCAATAATCTCGAAGCATTTTCAGGAGAAGGAATTTTTATTAAAAATCCTATAACTATATCTGGATCTATAACATTTCTAAATAGTGGATCTATTAATAATGCTTCTAGTGGATCAATTTCATATACTGGGTCAACCTCATATTCAGGATCAACTATATTTACTGGTACTACAATATTTTCAGGATCAGTTTACATTAGTGGATCAGATACTTTTTATAATACAGGACCTGCAGTATTATCAGGTTCATTAGTTAATGGGATAGGTCCATTTTTTGTATCTAAACATGCCCACGCTGAAGGTATTCAAACCTCAGCTTCAGGATTATATTCACATGCTGAAGGTAATAATACAAAATCAACCGGTTTATTTTCTCACGCAGAAGGAAGTCAAACGATATCTTCTGGAACAGCATCACATGCTGAAGGTGTTCAAACTATAGCATCCGGTGATTACTCACACGCTGAAGGTAATCTTACAGTAGCTAGTGGTTATTCATCACACGCTGAAGGTTTATATACATTAGCAAATAGTAACTATGCTCACGCTGAAGGATATGCCACATCAGCATCCGCTCAATATTCACATACTGAAGGTAATAATACTATAGCTTTAGGTGAATATCAACATGTACAAGGTCAATACAATTTAACTAGTACTACATCTGCTTCATTTATTATAGGTAATGGAACATCTAATATTAATAGAAAAAATTTAGTGTTCGCAGCTGGAGGTGATTTTCAAATTACTGGATCTCTTAGAGTAGATGGAGCAGCATATATACAAGGTTTAACTACTACAGCTCAATCAAATGTTGTAACAATTAATCCTTCAACAGGCCAATTATATTATGGTTCTACATCTTCACTTAGTTTTACATCAGCTTCATATGCTGCTACAGCATCGTATGCTCAAGTAAGTTTACAACAAGTACTTGATTATAATCATGATTTAGTAAATGGTAATAACTATCAAGGTACAAATGCTGGAGTAGGAAATTTTGGAACAAATGTTATAGCTATAGGTAACCAATCAGCTTATCAAAATCAAGATAATAATGTTATAGCTATAGGTAACCAAGCAGCTTATCAAAATGTTTTAAGTAATGTTGTAGCTATAGGTTGGAAAGCTTCTTATCTAAATGGAGGACAATATGTTGATGCTATAGGTTATGAAGCAGCAAATCAAAACCAAGGCAATTATGTTCAAGCTTTAGGGTACCAAGCAGCTAATCAAAATACAGGTAGCCAAGTTGTAGCTATAGGATATAGAGCAGCTGAAAATAATAAAACCCCAGGTCTAGTAGCAATAGGACATCTAGCTACTACTAATAACTCAGGAAGTTTTGTAGTAGGTGTAGGTCAACAAACTTTAGCAGGAAATATAGGAACATATGTAACAGCAATAGGTACTGGAGCAGGAAGTGGAAACGTAGGAGATTATAATTCTTTTATCGGCCCAGCAGGAAGTGGAAATAAAGGTAGTTATGTTAATGCTTTAGGTCATCAATCGTCCTTAAATAATTCTGGTAGTCATATTAATTCTTTAGGTTTAGTTGCCGCATATGCGAATAAAGGAACAAACATCAATGCTTTAGGATATGCATCCGCATATCTAAATACAGGTAGTAATGTTAATGCTTTAGGTCAAAACGCAGCTTATCAAAACTCAGGTAGCAATGTTAATGCTATAGGATTACAATCTTCTACAGATAATACAGGTAATGATGTTAACGCTATAGGATATAATACAGCATATGGAAATAAAGGTAGTAATGTTAGTGCTATAGGTTACGATTCTGCTTATCAAAACTCAGGTAGTAATGTTAATGCTTTAGGTTGGAGATCTACTTATCAAAATAAAGGTAATGGTGTTAACGCCTTAGGTTACCAATCAGCTCATCAAAATATAAATGATAATATTAACGCCTTAGGTTACCAATCAGCTTATCAAAATTCTGGTAGCGATGTTAATGCTATAGGTTACCAATCAACTTACCAAAATAAAGGAAATTACATAAATAGTATAGGATATGGAGCATCATACCAAAATATAGGTAATAATATTAATGCTATAGGAGTTAATGCTGCTTATATAAATTCTGGTAGTAATATTAATGCTATAGGAGATTTATCAGCATATAGTAATAAAGGAAATTATGTTAATGCTATAGGTGATCAAGCAGCATATCAAAATTCTGGTAGTTTTAATAATACTATCGGATTTCAATCCGCTTATAGAAATACAGGATCTTATAATAATGCTTTAGGATACAGAGCATCTCAATATAGTAATGGTGATTTTTTAGTATCTATAGGTTATCTTGCTGGACAATATAGTATTGGAAATGATATCATATCTATAGGACAAGGTGCAGGATATTATAATACTGGTAGTAGTAATATATCATTAGGTATATATGCTGGTGCTGTAAGTTCAGGTAGTCAAAATAATTCTATAGGAAATAGTGCTTTTAATTATCATAAAGGTGATTATAGTAATGCTGTAGGTTATCTTGCTGGAACTTTTAGTACAGGAAGTTATATTAATACTATAGGTCATCAAGCTTATCAATATAGTAATGGTAATTATAATAATGCTATAGGTTATCAAGCCGCATATTCAAGTTCTGGTAGTAATATTAATACTATAGGAAATTTATCAGCATATAATAATAAAGGAAATTATGTTAACGCTTTAGGATATGCATCCGCTTATAATAATAGTGGTAGTTATGTTAACGCTATAGGTAACTCAGCAGGTTATAATATAGGTAATTATGTTAATGCTATAGGTGATAATGCTGCTAAAGATAATTATGGAACTAGAGTTAATGCTATAGGTTTTCAAGCAGCCCAAGCTAACTTAAGTACAGATGTTAATGCAATAGGTACTGGAGCTGCATCAAATAATGTAGGAATTTTAGTAGATGCTATGGGTTATCTAGCTGCTGCTAATAATAATGGTTTTAGTGTTGTAGCTATAGGTTATAGTGCAGCTAATCAAAATGGAGGCAATTATGTTAATGCTATAGGTACATCTGCAGCTCAATTTAGTAGTGGTAGTAATATTAATGCTATGGGTGCAGCAGCTGCTAATCTTAATACAGGTAGCCAAGTTATAGCCATAGGACCTTCTTCAGCTAATAGTAATAGAGGAAATGCTGTTACAACTATAGGCAGTAATACAGGACAATTTAATTCAGGTAGTCAAGTTAATGCTATAGGTGATCAAGCAGCATATCAAAATTCTGGTAGTTATGTTAATGCTATAGGTTTTAACTCAGCAAAACAAAACTCTGGTCTTCATGTTAACGCTATAGGTAGAAACACAGCTCAATCAAATATTGGTACGTGGGTTAACGCTATTGGTGATCAAGCCGCTAAAAATAATACAGGACAACAAGTTACAGCTATAGGTTATAATGCTGGAATTGATAATCAATTATCAAATTCGTTTATCATATCTAATTATGATTTACCTTCATTTAATAATTGGACAGCAGCATCTGCTTCTATAAATGTAACAAATGGAGCTGTAACAGGTAGTACTTATTTATATTACGATCAAACATCTAAATCAATCGGAGCAGTAAGATTATAAAAAATAAAATCAAATAAAATAAAATCAAATTTATGACAACAACAGTTTTAACTCAAGAAGAAATTACTCAATTGAAAAGTACAAGAGAAAAAAGAATTCAATTAGTAGAAAGTTTTGGAATTTTAGAATCAAGAATTCAAGAATTTAGTTTACAAAAAGATTATCTTAAAGATGAACTTAAAAAATTAATTCAAGAAGAAAATGATCTAGGCAGAAACCTTCAACAAAAATATGGTGATGGATCTATCGATCTAGAAAAAGGAGAATTTATATCTAACTAATATTTTTAGCAGGTTTTACCATATTTATAACAAAATAAAATAAAATAAAAATAAATTATAAACAATGGCAGAAACTTTAATATCACCAGGCGTTTTAGCAAGAGAAAATGATTCATCTTTTGTAAGTAAAAGACCCGTTCAAGTAGGAGCAGCAATTATAGGACCAACAGTTAAGGGTCCTGTTGAAGTTCCAACTGTAGTTACTACTTACAGTGAGTATGTTAATAAATTTGGTACTACTATTGAAAGTGGTAGTTCAACAAATTTAAAAACATATTCATACTTTACCTCAATAGCAGCATATAATTATTTTCTTAATGGAGGTAATTCATTATTAATAAGCAGAGTAGTATCAGGATCATATACACCAGCTTCAAGTTCAACAATTAATAATGATGTAACTAATGTAGCCGGAGCTACTGCAACCGGATCTTATACTTTTGTTGCAGCTAATACAAGTTCAGTATATCAAGGAGTTGCTATTAATATAGGAAATAATACTTGGTATCTTTCTGGATATAATAATAGTACATTTTATAATAATTCTTTAGATTATGCTTATTTTAATACTGGATCAAATTGGGTAAATGGATTAAGAGATGCTATTAATGGTTGGTCTGAATTACAACAATATATCTCAGCTAGTTCTTTAGGATCTACATTAATATTATCTGGATCAGCTGGAAATACTAGTATTAATGGAGTTACATTATATACTTCTAGTTACGTCGGAGATACAGGTGGATTAGCTGCTACATTAGGTGGTGCTACTCCAAGTACAACATCAACTGCTTTTGTCTTAGAAACACTTTCCGAAGGTATTATTATGAATAGTACTAGTACAGAAATAACTAATAATGTTTTACCAAGTGGTTCCAAAGATAATATCAGATGGCAAATCTTAAATTCTAATACATCAAGTGGTATATTTGATTTATTAATTAGAAGAGGTGATGATAATATTCTTCAACCAACTATTTTAGAAACTTGGACTAATTTAAGTTTAGATCCTAATTCTAGTAATTATATTTCTAGAGTAATTGGAGATATGAGAGAAAGTTACGATCCAGTAAATAATCAAATTGCTTTTACTGGTACTTTCACTAATAGATCAAATTATGTTAGAGTAAAACAAGTAAATTACACAACTCCTAATTATTTAAATAGTAATGGAGCACTTTCAAATCCTAATTATGTAGATTATATTCCAACAAACGCAAGTGGAACATTTGGTAGCGCAACTGGAACTATAAAAGGTGGAACTAATTTTTATAATAATATTAATTCTTCTAATACTCAAGGTTTAACAGGAGCTAATTATGATAATATGATTAATCTATTATCAAACCAAGATGATTACAAATTTAATGTATTATTAACTCCTGGTTTATATGATGCTGATTATGCTCAACAAGTATCAACTATTATTAATAATACACAAAATAGAGGTGATAATATTTATGTACTTGATCCTGTAGGATATGGTGAAATGGTATCAACAGTTGTAGGTCAAGCTGCTTCTCGTAATACTTCATATGCCACAGAATATTGGCCTTGGTTACAAATTGTTGAACCTTCAACCGGTGAATTAGTTTGGGTACCAGCTTCAACAATGATTGGTGGTGTTTATGCATATAATGACTCAGTAGCTGAACCATGGTTCGCACCAGCAGGTATTAATAGAGGTGGTTTATCAACGGTAGTAAGAGCAGAACAACGTTTATCTCAAGCTCAACGTGATACTTTATACTCAGGTAAAGTAAATCCAATTGCTACATTCCCAGGAACAGGAGTAGTAGTATATGGTCAGAAAACATTACAATCAAGAGCATCAGCACTTGATCGTGTAAATGTTCGTCGTTTATTAATTGCTCTTAAGTCATATATTTCTCAAATTGCAAATACATTAGTATTTGAACAAAATACAGCAGCAACAAGAAATAATTTCTTAGCTCAAGTTAACCCATATTTATCAAGTGTTCAACAACGTCAAGGTTTATACGCATTTAAAGTAATTATGGATGATTCGAATAATACTCCTGATGTAATTGATCGTAATGAATTAATTGGTCAGATTTATTTACAACCTACTAAGACTGCTGAATTCATTTACTTAGACTTCAATATTACTCCAACTGGTGCATCATTCCCAGCATAATTCTTTAAAATATAGATATTTATAATAAACATAAAATATAAAATAAAATGGCAGTATTAAATCCAAACGAAATATTTTTCACAGCATTTGAACCGAAAGTAAAAAATCGTTTCATAATGTATGTTGATGGAATCCCTTCATATGTTATTAAAAAAATTGGCGTGGTTAGCGTTGAAATGGGTGAAATTAAATTAAACCATATTAATGTTTACCGTAAAATTAAAGGAAGAGCACAATGGGGAGATTTAGAAATGACATTATTTGATCCAATTACACCATCAGGAGCTCAAGCAGTAATGGAATGGGTACGTTTACACCATGAATCAGTAACAGGTCGTGATGGCTACTCAGATTTCTATAAAAAAGATATTACAATTAATGTACTAGGACCAGTAGGTGATATAGTATCAGAATGGATTATTAAAGGTGCATTTATTAAAACAGCTAATTTTGGTGATTATAGTTGGGATGAAGATGCAGCAGCACAAGAATTATCAGTAACATTAGGAATGGATTATTGTATCTTAAATTTTTAATTAAAAAATAAATTTAAAGAAAGCTCACCTAAATTTGGTGAGCTTCTTTATTTTTCATATATTTATATCCGAATATAAAAGTTATTAAATAAAGACTATGGAACAAACATTTAATTTTCCAACAGAAGAAATCGAATTACCATCAAAAGGATTAGTATATCCTGAAGATAATCCTTTATCAAGCGGTAAAGTAACCATGAAATATATGACTGCAAAAGAAGAAGATATTCTAACTAATCAATCATATATTGAAAAAGGTACTGTATTAGATAAAGTATTACAGTCACTTATTGTATCTAAAATTAACTATAATGATTTAATTGTAGGTGATAAAAATGCTTTAATGGTAGCAGCACGTATTTTAGGTTATGGTAGTGATTATTCTTTTGAATATAACGGTCAAGAATATACTGTTGATTTAACTCAAATTGATAATAAACCGTTTGATAATGTTAATAAAGGCGTTAATGAATTTAATTATACTTTACCGTCAACGGGCGTTAACATTACTTATAAAATTTTAACTCATAGTGATGAACAAAAAATTCAAGCTGAATTAGACGGTTTTAAAAAAATTAATAAAAATAATACTCCTGAACTTTCAACACGATTAAAATACATGATTATATCTGTTGGAGGAGAACGAGACCCTAAAACTATAAGGGAATTTGTTGATAATCAACTCCTAGCCAGGGATTCACGTGAACTAAGAAAACATATTAGAGATACTCAACCAGATGTAGATCTAACTTTTTTTCCCGATGGAAGTGAATATAAAATCGACATTCCTCTCGGACTTAAGTTTTTTTGGCCTGACCTATGAGATAATTCCTCAATACCGCATTAATTTATTTTCTCAAATTCATGAAATAGTGTTTCATGGAAAAGGAGGATATGACTGGGAAACTGTATATAATATGCCTATATGGTTAAGGAAATTTACTTTTAATAAAATAGATAGTTTTTATAAAAAAGAAGTTGAAGAATATGAAAAATCCCAAAACAAATCGTCTAACAAATCTACATTAGTAGATCCATCAGGAAATATAAATAAACAAGCTTTTAAAGAAGTATCTCCTAAGGTTACCTCTGGTCCTAAAGTAAAATATAAATAGAAAAGTTATATTTTTTAATATTTATAATGGATAAATACTTTAGTAAATGGCAGATCCAATAGATTTAAGAATACAAAAAGAAATAAATAAACTTGCTGGAGACACCCAACAATATTGGCAAGGAATCCTTGATAGTTTAATACAAAGTGGAGCTCCTTTAGAGCAGATGAACAAACTTCTAGGTTCTGTTAGAAGTAGTGTTAAAGATACAGGTGAAGATTTAATTGATATTAAAGGTAGATTTCATTCAATAACAGATGAGTTAAAAGCTATAGTAACTGAAGAAGAAAA